AACCCAACGTCGCGGCGCAACATCGTCAGCGCCTGGAACGTGGCGGAAATTGACGATATCGTGCGTTCGGGCGGGCTGCCGCCGTGCCATACTATGTTTCAGTTTAATATTCGGCCAGGTAAGAATGGCGAGAAACTGGATCTAGCATTAACACAGCGCTCGGCAGACATATTCCTAGGTGTGCCGTTTAACATTGCTAGTTACGCATTATTACTTTCGATGATTGCCCAAGTAACTGGCAAGCAGCCGGGTGAGTTTATTCATACATTGAATAGTGCGCATATTTATAATAATCACCGCAAGCAAGTCGACGAGCAACTATCTCGTGATCCGCTACCGCTGCCAAGATTATGGCTCAATCCTGACATTAAGAATATTGATGATTTCACGATTAAGGATATCCGATTAGAAGGTTACGAGAGCCATTCACCGATAAAAGCGCCAATTGCAGTGTGATATTGGGCGCGATGAGACCAAACTATCTTTTATTTAATACAGCAAAACTAAATACCATTCTTTCTAAATGACAGGCACTGGATTAAGAAACTCGCTTATATATCACAAAATCAAAATCATAGGCATTGTCAGCGTCGGCAGGATGACGAATGCGGCTAGTTTCTTGCCAAATACTCATATCGATTTCTGGGAAAAATGTATCAGCGCCTGGAAATGAAGCGTCGATTTCTGTAGCGTAGATGGTGTCGATCTCTGGCGTCTCCAATGCGTCGGCGTAGACGCGAGCGCCACCAATAATAAATGTCGAATAGTGCGACAACGCCAAAGCACTAGGCAGATTCATCACCGTTAGCACACCTTCAGAATCAGTCGGCCGCGAGGAAATGACGATATTTTTACGCTCCAGTAGCGGTCGCGAGCCAATTGACTCAAAAGTCCTGCGCCCCATAATAATACCACCACCCTTTGTCAGCTGCTTGAAATGCGCCAAATCCGCTGGCAAGCTGCGCCCCCACGGCAAATCGCCACCCCGACCAATAGCGCGATTCCGATCATAAGCAACAATAATAGCTTTCTTCATAGCACAAGTGTAGCACGTAGCAACTTCCAGAAAAAGTTTAAATCATTAAACAAACATTCAATTTATGAATTACACTCGTCATATTGATATGATATCAATTAGATTATGGTAGAATTTAATTCCAAAGATTGTCACTAAATTCTATCAACTGGCTTAATACCAAGCAACTTAAGCGCATTCGTAATCACAATAGCAATTGATTTAGATAGATACAGCTTTTTCCTTGTATTAGCTACATCTTCGCTAATAAACTGCTCCTTTGCGTAGATACTATTAAACACATGAGCAATGTCTAAAATATACTCAATCAATATATTCGGTGCATAAGCTTCAAGTGCATCAGAGATCTTCTTAGGAAAATAAGTCATCAACATCACAACTTTGCGCTCTTCCGCAGAAAGCACGAACTCCTCATTCTGAAGCAAAGATAAATCACCGGTATATTTAGAAAGTAAACTATTTATACGCGATAAAGTATAGAGAATATAAATTCCGCTATCACCCTTTAAATTAATTGATTCCTGAATATCTAAAACAGAATCAGAATTGCGCGAAGGCTTTAGTACAGCAAATTTTACAGCATCAATCGCGATCAAATCAGCTGTTTTTTCATCATAATCTCTGCCTGAATTCAAAAGAGAATCTCTTACTTCATCCAAAAGATTATCTATATAAAGAGTATTGCCATCGCGGGAACTCATTTTCTTTTTAGCGCCAGTTTGCTTATCAACAATACTAATTAATCCATAGGGGAGGTGTGTAAAATCACTAAGTTTACCAACGCCCAGTTGTTCGCATATCGCGAAAACTTGCTTCATAGCTAAAGATTGCTCTGGACCAACCACCCAGAATAATTTATCTGCGTTAAAACGCTCTTTCTTTAACTTTGTAAGCGCGATATCTTGCGTAATATAGAGGGAAGTGCCATCGGATTTAAGTACAATAGTGTCTGGCAAATTATACGCTTCAAGATTACTTAACACAGCTCCATTATCCAGCTTTTTAAATATACCTTTGGGAATATTATCCATTATCATTCCGCGGCCGTCTTTATAGTGTTCATGTTCATGCCAAACCAAATCCCAATGACTACCTATTCTAGCAAGCGTCTGGTTAATACCATCATGGGCATAGCCTATAGCCAATTTCCACAACTTCCAGGTATTAGCGTCTCCATTTTCCCAGTCAAGAGCAATTTGCCTTATTTCCTGATCAATTTCTGGTGACTTTTTTGCAGCTTCAGCGCCATACATATAACATGTACCGATAAAATGATCTGGCTTAGTGCCTTCTTCTTCAGGCGTTATCCATTCTGAAGGGTTATTTACCCAATCTACTAAGGTCGCATCCTTAGCGCTGTCTCGCTTTTTGCATTTTAAAAATCCCCACATTGCCCGAGCGATTGCTATACCTCTATTATTATCTATACAATCACGCACCACCGAAGCACCGCAATAAGCAGCTATATTAGCCACAGCCATACCAATTAAATTATTCCTTAAATGACCAATATGCATAGCCTTGTTAGGATTTGGTGAAGTATGTTCAATGACCCAGCGCTGGCCAGCAAGTATATCATTGCGTCCATAGTTTTGATTTGTATCGTTTATATGTATAAGGATTTTAGAAAGAGACACATCCGTAAGGTGTACATTAATAAAACCAGGTCTCGCGGCTTCTAGAGTGTAATCACCATCTTGCAATTGTGTACTATTTACCTCTTTAGCAATAGATTCTCCTATCACATAAGGAGCGGTATGGAGAATTTTTGATAAACGAAAAGCCACATCACAAACAAAGTCAGCTTTATCAAGTTGGGTTGGCACAGTAACGGTTACATCTGGTATATTCGTATCAGGATATAGGCGCATAATAGCGTCGTTAATATCAGAGGTAATCTTGCTAGTTATTTTAGTATAATCCATAAGCCTTTTTCGATATATTACAAATTACGAATATTATTATTTAATAATTATACATAATAAAACACCAATAAACAAAGAAAAATCAAAGAGAGCGGGCTAGGCGATCAACATACTATAAACGTCCAAAATATGGTCGGGGTGACTGGATTTGAACCAGCGACCTCACCGTCCCGAACGGTGCGCGCTACCAGGCTGCGCCACACCCCGATTCTATAAATTATACCCTTAGGATTGACAAAATCAAACTACTTAATTGTCCAATCAGATACACATATATTGATAAGTTATATAATTTGTATAATAATACTATAGAAACTCTCTGTTAATCAGAGAGTTCTTGTTTGGACAATTTGGCGCTTCGTAAATCACCTTTGCGGTGATTTTTTAGGTTAGACCCAATTTCAGAGGGGCGAGCATCGCAAAGGCTCGCCCCTCTTTTGATGGCTTGAACGAGGTCGCTCGATTGTTGTTTGTAGCGGCTTCTGAGAGTTATCAATGATTGAACTTTGCGAAACTTAAGCGGATCGGCCAAAGAAATTATGCAGTGGCGACATAGACAGCTGGCTTCTCAAGGGGATATTTAACCAAGAAAGGAGGCAGCTATTAACGAAGACGCCTTAGAATATGAGCTGACGAAAATTCAGCATCAGAAACCAAGCAAGCCACCGGCACCTGGGCAGCTTGGGATTACTAAAAAATCTAAACATAAAAAGGAAGAAAAGATTATGAAAAAAATCAATTGGAAAAACGTTATTGAAAACATTAAAACTATCACCATCGTGGCGCTAATCGCTAGCGTGGTTGGATTCGGACTGGGAGTGAAGTACCAGGAGTCGAAGAACAGCCAGCTGGAAACAAGAATCTCTGAGCAGATTCAACAGTTAAAAGCCGTAAAGTAGCGAGCGAGCGACCGGCGCTACTGAAGCCTAAGGTCGCGGCGGTCGAAGCTCATACATCTGCGTTGCCAAAAGCTGCTGTGGAGGCAGCTGGCGCAGGTGTCTGCGAGGGGTTTCGACCGCTGGTCGCTAAATACGACTGGAAAGTGGATATCGCTATGGCAGTGATGAAGGCTGAGAGTGGATGCCGGACAAACGCCCTGGGGCACAATACAAATGGAACGAATGACGCTGGGTTATTCCAGGTCAACTCAATCCACGACACGACGGACAGGCGATACCAGCCAGAGCACAATGTGGCGCTCGCGTATAAGATTTATGCGGCACGCAGCAAGTGGGATTCAAGCGGATGGAAGGCGTGGAGCGTATGCCTGAACGGCAAGGTGAAATGCTACTAATTTTAAGGAGAAAGTGAAATGAGTGAAAGTGAGATTTTGGAGAAATTAGAAAACCTAATCGATCCGACGTTTCTTGATAGAGCTTTGGCGGGGGAGGCGTAAGTGGAACGCATAACACTAAGCCACTCGGCTATAATGTGCTTCTTAAATAATCAAATTCAATTCAAGAAGCGCTATATAGCAAAGGTATACGACGAACCGTCCAGTCCAGCACTGGTTGTCGGCAAGGCGATGCATAAAATGATTGAGGAACGGCTAAAAGGTCAATCGTTTGAGATAGCGATTCAGTCGGGCTTGCAGGAAATCGAGAACGTAGCAGACTACGAAATTGACTACGGCAAGACTGGTAGTCGCGAGAAAATCATCGACCAATACCAAAAACTATCAACTATCGTTATAAACGAATTGCCGACATACGACGATATCTTGGCGATTGAAGATCGCGTCGAGTGCGAGCTATTAATTCGTAACAAAAAGATTCCGATGAAAGGCTACATTGATGTGGTTCGTGATTTGGGCGATGCGCTGGAAATAATCGATTGGAAAAGTGTTACGTCATACTCTGACGAAGACACCGAAAACTGGGCATACCTGATCCAATCCTGGATTTACGTACAGCTGATTGAGTTCAAATATAAGAAGCCTGTCAGCCGTGTTGTTTTCAAGGAAGTCAAGAAAACCATCAACCGCGACGGTATGCCGCAGATCAAAGACTACGTGCTTGACCGCCACGGTATTGAGGAAGCTAACGATGTAATTGGGCGCGTGGTTAAGGCAGTCAGCGACTATGTTGACAATCCAGACGCGACGTACTTTCCGAATCCGCGCGACATGATGAACGGCGCACAGTCGATGCACATCGTGGCGCAAATGGAAGGTATCAGTGTACGAACAGTTCATACAACAGAGCGCCGTCAAAAGTTCGCGCCAGTCAATACGGTCGTCGCTGAAGATATCGCTAGCGATGATGGTTCGGAAACTGATCTAATAAAGGGGAAATTAGTAGAATTTGGCATCGGCGTACGGATCGAAAAGGTAATCAAAAGTAATACGGTCGATACGTACATGTTTAGACCAAATCGTGGCGTTAAAATGTCAAAAATCGCTACTATGGGTGACGATTTGTCGCTGGCGCTCGGTTCTGACGCTGTGCGGGTTATCGCGCCAATATACGGCACAAAAACAATCGGCATTGAAGTGCCACACGAGCAATCGTTCCCGACTTTCGACGGTAAAGCCAGCAGTCATCAGATTCCGATTGGCGTCGATACTATGAATAACGTTATTTATGACGATATTGCCAAAATGCCGCACATGCTGATTGGCGGTCAAACTGGTAGTGGTAAATCGGTATTCTTGCGTAATATCATCCAGAGTTTGAATAACTGCGAAGTCGACATTATCGACATGAAAGGCTTAGACTTTGACGATTTAGGCAAAAATATTATCTCAGAAGTCGGCGAGTCTCTAGAGCTAATTCGTCACTTGGTGGAGTTAATGGATAATCGCTACAAAAACAAGCGAGCTAACGCTAAGCGTCGGGTTCTGATTATCGACGAGTACGCAGATCTAATAATGCAGACTGGCAAGGAAATTAGAACCAGGATCGATGGCTACAAAAAAGATGGCGAACCAAAAATAAAGCAATACACCTACGACACGAGAAACGAGCTAGAGACCAACCTGGCACGAATCTTGCAGAAAGGTCGCTCAGCGAACATCAATGTGATTATCGCCACACAGCGACCAAGCGCAGATATCGTTGCGCCGATCATTAAAGCTAACTGTCCAGTTAAAGCCTGCTTGCGAGTAGCGACCGCTAAAAACTCGGAAATCATCCTAGATGAATCCGGAGGCGAGCGGTTACTCGGAAAGGGTGACATGCTCTATCTTGGTTCAGGCATGATTAAGCCAGTGCGCGTACAGTGCTTCTCACCGATTGAAGGAGGTAAATAATGAGTGAAACAAGCAATAGTAAATCTATCGCCAAGAAAAGCAATGTCAAGCGAGAGTATTCGGGAATCGCTAAGTATGTCGGCGACTGGGCTCTGGGGCTCAATAAAGAAAAGGTTCTCGGCAATATTCACCGCAACCTTCTGGGCGTCGACAAAATGGGCAAAATACGACCAATCGAGGATTTAGCCTACTTTATGCTGGTGTGCAGTCAATACAACCTGAATCCTCTGAAGAAGGAAATCTACGCAGTGTACCAGCGTCAAAATGTAAACGGTCAGTGGATCGAAAAGCTGGAGCCAATCGTTAGTATTCACGGCTTACGCTCGCTGGCTCGCCGTTCGAAAAACCCGACGTACGCCTACACCGGCAAAGCAGTGTTTGACTACAAGGACGCTGAAAAAACCAAGCTGGATTCGGCGACAGTAGAGGTGTTTGGCAGGTTTGACGGCTCAAACGAAGCGGTGAAGATTGGCGAATACACAGCCTACTACGACGAGTTTGCCAAAACTCATACCTCTGACGACAACTACGGTAAATACCGCGCTGGCGATGCTATGGGGACATGGAAGACTATGCCCCGCGTGATGCTGGCGAAATGCGCAGAAGCTAACGCCATCCGCTCGATATTCGACATCGGCGGAGTTTACGTCGAGGAGGAAATGAGCAGCAATGGTGACCGGGTTGAGGTAATCGAATAATGACACAGCAACTCATAACACGAATTCTCTGCGAGATTCTCTTCGAGAAGACTTCAGAGGAGCTAAACAAGTTGGTGCTCGATCTACAAATTAATGACGAGCCATTAGCAGAGTTCTGCGACAGGTTTGAGCTTGGTAATTGGTTTTACGATCAGATGACGCTGGCGGATATCGACATTATCGACGAAATAGCCGTCATTGCCGATGAACACCATAAAGCTGAGCGCAGCGAGCTGAGAGAAAGCGAGATATTGCGTCGAGAGCTGCAAGAGCAGGGCGCACTATGAGTAATCTAGCCGGCTACAAATATTGTCTGTGCCTATCAGATCTGGCGAGGACAGAGATATAAGGCGTGGTCAGTTTATACGAATGGCAAATATCTAAGATATCTATAAAAACAACGTTGACCTCTCAAAGCTGCGGGTAGTATCGCAATTTTAGGATAGCTTTTATCAAAGCACCTAGTACCTTTTTGACGCTATCCGCACCTCTGGTGGGTGTAAATAGTAAGAGCCCGCAGCTCTGAGAGGTCAACAATAATAATTTTAAGGAGAAGCACATGAAAAATAAAGCTAAAGCATTAACAGATCTTCTAGGCTATGCCATTGGCGGGATTTTAGTTTCGCTAGTCGGAGTAGCTATTATAGCAGTATTGGTTAAAGCAATATTGTGGGTTGTGGGGCTGTAAGAAAATGGCAGGGCTCACATCATTCATAATTCCGCATACAGTTTGGATTGGCAAGCAGATGTATAGATTGGTCAACGCTGACATTGACGGTAAACGATTTAATCTTCGATATGAGGGCATACCTAGACTAGGTGAAATCGGGTTTGAGTTCAGCATTGGATTTGAAACATTATTTTCGCCGAACGACAAAGATATTGAGGAAGAGTTTACCAAACGCCTTGAGCTGCTTGGCGGCACGATCGAGGATCCAAATGACTAAAAAAGCACTTCGCAAGAAACAGCGCCGCAAGCGCAAGAAATTGGAGGCTACGTAATGTCTATGATGAACTGCACATTTACAGTTCGCTGGAGCGACGAGAACAATAAACCGCACTCTAAAACCTACGCTACCGAAGCTGACGCCAGAAAAGCCAAGCAATGGCTTCTGGAGCGCGGCGTTCGGGATGTAGACATTGCGGTAAGGATTAATAATAAGCCAGCTGGTGGTCTACATGATAGCGAAAAGCAGTCTGAGACTATGGCTGAGCAGAAAGGATTTTGGTGGCAAGAATAACATGGAGACTTTTGGAGCAACAATTACAATAATCCACTTAGTGATAACAGCGATTACAATTTTGTTTGGCTGGAGGCTGGTAGATAAACCGCGAAAGCCGATGGATGATAGTGGCTATGTACTTCAGGTCATTTATAACGTCATAATTGCGACAGCTCTGTTGTTTGCGTATTTTAAAGGTTAAACGTCGTCTGCTTGAACATTAATAATTCAACCGCATAACTGGACAGATGATATGCACAATCCCTATTCTGGCGCGCCATCCCACCCCGGCGCGTGACCGAAAAATCGTGGAACGTTGTGAATCAGGCTTTAATATTCTCCTGTAGTGCGACGTGTATCGTCTGTTCAACTGGTAGCACCAACGAACCTTTAATTGTTACTTAGGAACAAAATTGTATACCTATTTATAGCTATTCTAAACAACTACTATTTGGTGCTATCAACTGGCAACATCGGTGTCTAGGCTTTTCATTCGCCTATAGAATTGAGTGCAGGTGGAAATTAGATTAATCTGGTGTTGTCAAATGGCTATATAAGGGGCTCAAAAGCGATAGTTTCAAGTTGGCGTTGCACTCTCACTGAGACTCACAGCTAGAGCTGGAAAAAATAACCTTTGATTTTGCAATTTAGGTAGCAAAATATGTGACCTTACGAAACTTAATTCCCTCATATTCGAGGAAATTAAACCTCGGCAAATCATCACCTTATGTAGCCAACCAGTTATGCGGTTGAATTAAGACAATAAAACGTTAAAGGAAATAAAAGCATGAGTAATAACATAGATTTTATAAGGAGATTAGAAATGGGAATAACTGTTAAATACGATAATTATGGCGAAGTCATTAACGATAAAATCACTTATGAGTATATAGCGTATATCCTGAACTCTAGAGGTAATATTCTCATAGGCTGGACAGACGAAAATGCATCTCACTATGATATCTCATTTAGTCTGATTGAGCGGAGCTTTGGAACTATTCATGGAGGAGTTAAAGTTAAGGATTTGTCAGTGTCAGTTATGCGTTGTGGAGCATTTAGTTTTAGCTTGGATAACAACAAGCTCTCAGGAGCATACATAACTGACAAACTGGGTGTTCAGGGTTCTGAAAAGGAATTTGAAGAACTAGTAAATGGTGTTATCAGCTGTTTGCAGAGTCAATTAACAAAAAAGTAACAGCCCCGTAGAACGTTTTATCTAAAAAACACGCTCTACGGATAAAATACGTAAACAATATACGTGTGCTTTACGCAGATTTAACATAAGGACAACAAATGAACATAACACATTACGATTTATTCGCAGGCATAGGCGGCTTTTCGCTAGCGCTAGAGGAGGTATTCAATGAAGCAAAAATCAACCATATCTTCTGCGAATGGGCAGAGTTTCCAGCCGCAGTTCTCAAAAAGCACTGGCCAAATGGGACATTCTATGGCGACATCGCCGACCTTGTTGCCGACACCGAACGCACTGGATTATATAAACCCGAGAAGTCTGGAAGCTCTCAAGAGGGCAAAAGAAAAAGGAGGTTGCCGCAATATGAAAGACTTGATATCACATCCGCAGGAGTACGGGGTAGTCTTACTTCCAACAGCCAAGGACACGAAACGCTCACTATTCTCACTGGCGGATTCCCCTGCCAGCCATTCAGTCACGCAGGGCGAAGAAAAGGCACGGCAGATGACCGCTATCAGTGGCCAAACATGTTTCGAGTCATACAAAACGTCAAGCCAGACTGGGTCGTCGCTGAAAATGTGCGTGGGCTTGTTACTTGGAACGACGGCATGGTACTCGAGCAGGTGTGCGTTGACTTGGAAAGCGAAGGTTACGAAGTCCAGCCGTTTATTATTCCAGCTTGTGCCGTCAACGCCCCGCACCGGCGAGACAGGGTCTGGATTATTGCCCACCGTGCAAACTCAAGGGTTAAAGGTTTGCAAAAACGGGAAATCAATCCCGATGATGCTACCGACGCCAGACGCATCAGACGGAAGCAGAGGCCCAGCGAAAACGTACAACCCGAAAGCAAAAAGCCAGAGCGGCAGAACAGTCACTACTCTGGTTGGGAGCGGGACTGGCGAGAAGTTGCGGCTTCAACCTGCAATGCCAGGATGGATGATGGGCTTCCCAGAGAAGTGGACGGAATTTCCTATAGTTTCGCCAAGTGGCGGAACGAATCAATCAAAGCCTACGGCAACGCAATAGTGCCGCAGGTGGCGATGGAGATTTTTAGAGCCATTAAGGGAACGATAAATGTCAACTAAACCACTAATTTTGTGAAAATAGAAAAGGAGATATCAATGATTTACGAAGTAGAAGTTAGACAAACTACTGTGGGTAGGATTTTTATTAAAGCCGACAGTCAGAAAGAGGCAGATGAAGCTGCTAATCGATATATACAAGACGAATATAACCTTAGCTCAATATATTTTGACGAGATTTGGAATAATGAGGTCTGTGACGTGTCAGAGACGGATGTTGTTAATCTTATTTTAGATGATGAAGAAATTATCAAAGCGGAGGACGTGTTGTGACAAACAATAGGTACTATCCTAAAAAACTAATTTATCTTGGCGACAACACTGAAAACCGAAAAGCAATCTTAGTGTCTTCAGCAAGCCCTTGCGAGGTTAGGCTCTACACTATAGAGCTTGGCACATGTGCCTTTACTGATGAGTATCGCCAAGTAGCAAACGCCTCTGGCGCTGAGTTCGTAGATATTGATGACATTAAGATTATTGGTCAAGACGATCAACCAACAATCAACAAAAATAACAGAGGTGAAAATGATGGAAAGTAATAATAAATCAACCAACGATCAACGAACAAACGAGCTACGAGCATTCAGGGACTTAATAATGGCAGCGTTGATTTTTATCGCTGTATTAGCAGCTCTTGTGCTCATATTTAGTAGCATTGGGCAAAACGCAAAAGACCTAGAGGCTCGCTGTAAATCGCTTGGCGGAGTGGCTGGTCAAACTAAGTGTTTTAAGAATGGACAGGAGATTTAAAGTGCCAAGAATTGATTACAAACCACCTAGGGCTTATAAGCTCAAATACATGATAGTTAACGCTCCAGACCTTACTGACTTGCATTATAAAGTGAACGATCAGTTATCGAAAGGCTGGAGGCTACAGGGAGGTATTGCGATATTTAGAGGCTATCCTTGCCAAGCAATGGTTAAGGAGGAAGAAATCTAATGCATGATATTAAATTCCGCGCCTGGGACAACCTAGAAAAAAGAATGCGAAAAGTCGTGTCGTTACACTGGCAAGGCGACAAACTCGTATCAGCAAGGCTTGAGGGCGACAATGAGCCAATTCCAATTGAGGGACGGCTGGTGATCGAGCAGTATACAGGACACGAGGCAGAGGCTTGCATACCTGTTTATGAGGGCGACATTGTAACTCTATATGATGATCAATTTTATGAGGATTTAGGTGTTGGAGTGGCTGGTAAATCTTGTTATGTAATGGTTAGTAAAGATGGTAAATACATGGATGTAGATATGTCTCGCGATTTAAACAATGTCCTGGGTAATATCCATGAAAAACCTGAATTGCTGGAGGAAAAATAATGCCTAATCTCGCAAACATAGACAATCCATACGAAGATCAAGAGCAAGAGGCGTTTGTTAAATGGTTGGACGATAACGGCTATCCACGTTTCAGAGTACCTAACGAAACCTATACCAAAAGCCACAAGCAGCGAATCAAGAATAAGAAGCTTGGCGTAAGTCCTGGTGTGCCAGACTTGGCCGTAGTTGTGCCCAACACAGGAACACGACGAGTCTACGTAGAAACACTTGATAGCGATGATAGCGCTGATTACGACCAGCCTATTAGCCGTTTGGTATTCATCGAAATGAAACGCAGGAAAGGAGGTGTAACGTCAGAGAACCAAAAGAAGTGGATTAAGATACTCAACGAGGCCGGTGTTCAGACTGTTGTATGTAAAGGGTGTGATGAGGCTATTGCATTTATTGAGTTAATAACTAAACCATAATAGGTGTAAACGTTAATGATATGTGTGCACCTAAAAAGAAAGACGGTCATTTGCGACCGCCTTTTTAATTTTCCACAGGTGCAGCAAAAATCCCTAAAATATTTACAGAAGGTATTGACGTTTGACACTACCTTTGCTATACTAAAGACAGTCAAGAAGGAAGCGGCGCAAACAAATTACAAGGCGCGACAGCACAACACTCTGACTAGCGACTAAACTAACTCTCTCGAAAGGAGAATAAAATGGCAAAAATAATAGGCGAATACACGAAAACAGTTCACATCGTCGTTTATACATATTCTGGTACAGAAGTAAGAGAAGCGATAATTGTTGATAAACACACTATCGCAGTTATGGGCGATCGCCCAGTAAAACATCTTGTGACAGCAACTCTAGATAACTTGAAAGATTTAGGTGTACTAGAAGGACCGTGCCGCTGGATTAACCTTAAGAGAAAACAGTAGTAAATATCGCCTCGCCGGCGGCATTGTAGCCGGCAGAAAGGTCAAATGAAAAAAACTAAGCATATCTACGTTAAAATATCAGAGAGTGATCACCAGCAAATCGTCAAGCGAGCAACAGAGCTTAATTTAACCATCAGCGAGTATATTCGACGGTTGGTTCTGGTGGATATTGCGAAAGCTGAAAAATAGTGCTAAACTACGAGTGCTAGTTTAGTCGCTAGTTTGCAAGTCGCCCCTCAAAGGCGGCTTGCTTTATGTTATAATATCTCTAGAAATTGCGGATCGAAAGAGCCGCTTTTTTATTTGGAGAAATTATCATGGTATCCCGAAAAATAATGCGCAGGAACAGGCGAAATAGCAAGCAGTCTAATCGCAAAAACTCGAAGCAACAGCTCCGCGGGATTGCTAAAGATGATCCGAAAAAGTCAGCCGTCAAGTTATCAAAGCGGTTTGAACCACCTTCATCGGGTCAACCAACGAAATACAAACCAGAATACTGTCAACAGCTCATTGACTATTTCTCAATTGAGCCGCTGGAAGTCATTAAAGAACAGGAAATAACTGGCACCGAGGGCGGCAAGTACATCTCGCGCCGCCTGCCGCAACGTTTTCCGTGGTTTGAAGGCTTTGCAAGGAAAATCGGCGTTCACCGCAATACTCTGAAAAATTGGTGTAATGAGCATCCAGAATTCGCTGAAGCCTATGAAACCGCCAAGGATTTACAGCGAGAGTTCCTTGTGGATATTGGCTTGAGCGGTGCTACGTCGGCGAGCTTTGCTATCTTTACTATGAAAAATGTTTGCGGATGGCGAGATGAGCGAGACCTGAAGCTAAAGAAAGCAAAAGAGGAAGGCGATATTGATGACGACGAGCTCAAAGCAGCCATCTTTGAATAATCTCACCAGAGCGGATATTCTGCGACTTTGCGACAAATACTGGAATACTGACCGCGACAAGCTACGACGCTATCTACTGGCAATATTCAAGCGGCGGAAGAATATTCATTTATTCGGCTGGTTCATCGCGCGGCCATATTTTCCACTAGAAACACCGCCGTTTCATAAAGAGATATTAGACCTGATCAGCAACAAGGACAATCGACGAGTTGGCGTTATTGCGCCACGTGGTCATGCTAAATCGACTACAGTGGACATGACGTATCCGCTGTGGGCGGGATGTTTTAAGCAGGAAGAGTTTGTGGTGATAATCAGCGATACCTACACTCAGGCAGCTGAGTTCATCAATGCACTAAAAGATGAGTTTGAAGACAATCCGAAAATCAAGTGGCTATTCGGTGATATGAAAGGTGACGATTGGCAAGATGGAGAGTTTGTGCTAAGCAACGGCATTAAGTACGCCGCTAAAGGTTCTGGTATGAAAATCCGTGGTATTCGCCATCGACACACCCGACCAACGCTGATGATATTCGACGACATTGAAAATGACGAGAATATCAAGAGCGCTGAGCAACGCCAGAAATTGTATCATTGGTTTACCAAGGCGGCCATACCAGCACTGGCGAGGGGCGGGCGAGCTGTTATTATCGGTACGATTCTTCACTTTGACAGCCTCGTGAATAAGGTGATGAAGCAACAGGACGTTTTCAAGAGCTGGCAAACACGAGTATTTTACGCAATCACCACAAAGGAGGACGGTACTGAGCAGGCTTTGTGGCCAGAGCACCGCAGCCTGGAAAAGCTGAGGGCTATGCGAGATAATCCTAGTGATCAGGACTTCATTGGAAGCATTACTTTTGCGCAGGAGTACCAACACAAGCCATTTAGCGAAGAAGATGCCATCATCCAGCCTGATTGGATTAAAGAATGCGAGCCAAGTCAAGTACCGGGCAAGTATACGCGGCTGGCGAGGGTGCTGACAATCGATCCTGCCGCCAGTGAGCGCCAAACAGCCGATTTTACCGCTATGATTGTTGCCGATCTATATACTGATGGCAATGTTTATATACGTGCAATACGCAACCAACGAACCTCGCCGAGTGTTACTGCTAATACGGTTAGAGAGCTTGATGAAATATACAAACCGCAAGTTATCGGTATAGAGGAGGGCGCGCTGGGGCTGGTATTTCGGTATTTGCTGGAAGGACTGCCTGTCATGGGCTTGAAGCCCGATAAAGACAAGGTGCGGCGACTGCTGGCGGTGAGCCGATTCTTTGAGGCGGGCAGGGTATACACTGTGAAAAACATTCAGAACGGTCAGGCGTTTCGTGAACAGCTGATTGAATTTCCGAAGGGGACGCATGATGATATGGTTGACGCAGTGGCTTATGCGATACGGCTACTGTTAGTAGGGGGAGCAGATCAAGACTCTGATGGGTTCAATGAGAGCGGGGCGTATCACGAAAAAAGAAGCGCAGACGACGAGGATGAAGGAGATTGGTCGGATGATGATTATGTGATATAATCAAGCTATGAATTGCGGCTGAGTAACCGCAATTTTCTTTTGGGAAAGGCAGCCGCTGAAACAGGAGATAACCAGTGGCATTTTTTAATAGAATCAGCAACCAGCAGAAACCAAAAGACCTGACGGGTGAAATTGGTTTTGCGGGGGATATTGTTTTTGAAGGCTTTGATCGCGAGGAGTCACGAGTTGACGACATCAAAATTGAAGACTACCGCAAAATGCTTGATAACGACACGACCGTTGAAGCGCTGTACAACATCTTTACCATGAGCATTCTGGCAGCGACATACCATATTGACGCCGATAGTAACGATGAGGGGGAAGTGCAAGCTGAGCTGGTGCGGCGCAATTTACTAGAGCCACCACACAAGAGCGGAATGCAAACGCCAATGAGTCTGTTTATTGATCAATCCCTAGCGGCGATTTACGAGGGGTTTGCGCTGTTTGAAAAGGTTTACGAAGTGCGAGACGGCAAATTGGTACTCAAGAGGCTAGCGCACCGCGACGCCACCACGCTCACACTTATTCGTGATACTGATGGCGGTTTTGGTGGCACAAAGCAACGCACAGCCGACGCAGATGGTGTCTATCGTGAAGTGACTATTCCAGCGCATAAGTGCTTTTTGTTTACGTATGGCAAGAGTCGCAGCTATCTTTACGGTCGCAGCGCGTTCAAGCCACTGTATCCACGCTACGACAAGAAGCGTCGGCTAGAGTATTTGGATAGTATTGCTTTGCAGGCTGACGCCATTAAGCCAAAAGTTTTACGGCGTATAGCTGATGGAGTAGTGACCGATGAGTTAAAGAGGGCGCGTAATAAGGCACTTGATGTGTTGGGCAGATTAGGTAAACGCAATTCAGTAGCGTCACTGCCATATGGTTACGAACTCGATGTACTGAATACAGAGGGGCGCGATCCGCACCAATCGATTGAGCGGCAAAACTCGGAGATGGCGCGTGCATTTCATGCAAGCGTTATTCTTACTGCAACACAGGGCTCGGCGAGCAATGTTGGCTCATATAGCCTGAGCACCAACCAGAAAGACCTATTGCAAACAGCAATCACTGGTGTTATGCGGCTATTGGAAGCGCATATCAATCAGTACCTCATCGCTGACCTCATTGACTTGAATTTTGCCGAACGGCACTATCCGGAATTTCATTTCGATACGCCAGACGAATCGATTATCTCGGCGGTGTTTGAGGCGTTTAAATTGCTCGTGCAAAAAGACAAGGTGTCAGATGATATTGCTGCTGGAATCGAGGAATCAACAGCGACACGCCTTGGTATCGACCTGGAGGCGATCAAAAAGCGGCGGCAGGAAGATGCGGAAGACGACAAGTCCGCTGGTAAAGAGAACGAAAACGCGGGAGATGACAAAGATGGAGGTTCTGGCGGCGACGCCGGCAAATTTCTAGGCGAGAACGATAGCACTGCCAATGAAGCAGTGGCACCTAAACCTCATGAGCACATAATAATTGACCGTGAGATGACCGACGCCGAGAAGCGCGTCAAATTTGACGCTATTGTGGCGTGGAGGGCTGAGAAAGAGAGTAATTTCGAGACTGCCGCCACTGAGGCGTTGTGCAAAGCTGTCGCTAATATCTCACTTGACGAGGATTTCACATTGCCGTCTAGCTATTCTGCACTGATTGCAAAGTACTATCGCACGGCCTACAACTACGGCAAACTGTCGGCCGCAGATGAGCAGAAGTTGCCTGCACCAGCACTCAAGGCCGAGCTCAAAGCTCGCGAAAAACAGTATGTTGATTTTATTATCAACATGCAGACTGAAGATGTGCGCAATATCATTGCTGGCGAGAAACTGAAGCGTCCAATCAACCTGGCTGATGATGACGATATTGATGAGGATGTCGTCGGTACTATTAGCTCTGGTAATATTGACGAAAACACCCGCCATGCGCTGCTTGAGTCAATCGGGCTATTGACGAGCGCTTGGATCACTCAAGCAGTGCTCGGCACCAAGGGCACGATTATTTCACAAGGCATGAACGACGGGCGCGACGATAGTTTCGCATCGTTTGATGAAGATGACGACACAGCTGTCTATCAGTGGTCGGCACGAATGGAGAAAAACACCTGTCCAATTTGTGCCGAGCTAGACGGCAAGGTGATCTCTGCTAACGAACGTAAGACTACGTTCCAGCGGCCGCCAAAACACATCAACTGTAAATGTATCTGGACGAGAATATCGGCGTTAAACAAGGACTATAAGTTGCCGGCAGTGACAGGGATTGATAATAAGCTCATTGAGCGGCTGGAATATATCCAGAGAACAACTAAAGCTGAGCTGGCAAGTACGATACCTGGAGCGCTGAAATATACAAAGGCTGAGCTATCGAGCATTGAGTCGTACAAGGGGAATGGATTCGCCAACGTCAATCAAGTGTTATTGGGCCGGCGGGCAATGAATGCCTACGCTGAAACTGATATCAAGCAATTAGACAAGGCGATTAAAAAGACGACACTAGAGAAAGACATTGTGCTATATCGCGGTGTCGGGCTGAAAAAAGATTTGAAAGTAGGAGATGTAATTGACCATCCAAATTATGCATCCACTACAACTAGCATGGGTGTCTCGGCAGATTTTGCCGAGCACTCGGATAATCATAAATATATCCTGGAGTTTACTGCTCCAAAAGGTATGCCATACCTGGATGTAGAGAAAGTGCTAGCAGATAATGGCGTTAGCTCAATGTTAAACGAGGGAGAGTATTTACTATCCAGAGGGAAGAAGTTTGTTGTAAAAAGCATCAAAAAAAGAGATAATGGAGTTAGTATAGTAAAAGTTGTTATGACAGACGATACAAAATACTTGAGCGAAGACAGCCAAGACGATTTCAGCGAAGAAGAACTCGCCAAATTTGACGCTGCCATCGCAAAAGCCAAGGCGGATAAGGAAGCAGGCAAAGAATTAAGCCCGACGGCACGCCGGCTGCACCAAATATGGCAAATGGAGTCTGATTATTTCAACGAACATCCTGAGGCTATCAGGTCCAGCAATAAAATCAACAATTAGTTGTTTCTAACATAACCTTTGTGGTATAATAGCCGTAATGAATTGCGATCGCGTAAGGGTCGCAATTTTCTTTTGAACTCGGATTCCCATCCTAAATTTGATTATTGCAAATAAACATTTTACGAACACGGACGTTACCCTCGTAAAACTTCACTTTTCCACGCGGTCGTAATTCATACCAAGGAAGATAGGTATGAGCATGTATATTTTTGTTAATCGAGACCCAAAAGTAGAGCTGACAGATAGTCCTGACGGCAAATATAAGCGTTTTAAGAAGCAGATTTGTCAATTTGGTGAGTATGTCGATCCAACTAATATCTCCAAAAGGATGAAGCTAGACAAGATTTTCGGAAGACGTTTAAAAGAGAACTTCGACAGTGGCAAATATGGCTACGTGTCCGTTCCACTAGGGCACCCTAAAAACGCATCTGAAATGGCAGCTTGGAATAGGGGCGAAGCGGTTGACCTGGAGCTAACAGACGATGGAATCAACGCTATTCTTGAAGTTAGAGATGATGATGTTGTAAGAAGTATTGAAAATCGTAACATTCCGGATGTCTCGATGGGATTCGAGATGGAATATCTCGATAAAAAGACGGGCAAGTTTGTCGGACCGTTGCTAAAACATGTGGGGTTGGTTACCGACCCGTACATAAAAGGCATGCAACGATTCGTGCCGCTTGCCGATGAGATACCGGCAATGTTATTCAGTGATAGCCAAGTTAATAACGAAAGAAAGGATGACGAAGCTATGAATGTAAAAGTTAAAAATGACCGTGAGTTTGACGTTGAGGTCAAATGGCAGGAGAACGGCGAGGACAAGACGGCTACTGTTGCCGCTGGTGCCGAGATTGAGGTGCCAACAGATCAGGAGGAAAGCGTAAAACAGCAAATCGCTGACGCTGAGGCGCCAAAAGATAATGACAAAGAGAATGAGCTGTCCAAACGCGAGAAAGCATTGGCTGATCGCGAAGCTGCGCTGGCAGAAAAGGAAGCTGCAATAGCAAAGCGCGACGCTGAGGCGAAATTCAATAAGTTACTGAGTGATGGCAAGGTAGTGCCGGCTCAAAAGGACGCATTCATGGCGTTGTCTGAGGCATCAAACACTGAAATCCACCTATCTGATGATGAAACCAAGACCGTTGATACGTTATTAAGTGAGTTTATCGAGGCAAGTCCAAAGCTGAACTTGACCGACGAGAAAGGAACTGACGGCGAAGGCAACGGTGGCGGCGATGAAGTTCAGCTAAGCGAGGACGAACAAAGCCTGACAGACCTCGGCTTGAGCGAAGAAGATTTGAAAGAAACTAAACGTCAGGAAAAGGGAGAATAGCAAATGGCTAATCTAACAGCTCCGCGAGACGACAGCCGACAAACCGGTGATTTGGTTGAAGTTGATGCGGGAACAAATAAGATTTTTCACGGCGCTGCTGTGACAATCGCAAGCAACGGCTATGCACATGCTGGCGCTCCAAAAGAGCCTTTTGTAGGTGTCGCTCAGGAGTCCGTAACTGGTGGACTGGTGCGCGTGTACACTGAGGGTGTAGTGAGCTTTAACTGTGCGGCTGCTGTCGGTATTCAAGCAAACGTAGGCAAAAATGTCGCGCTCGTTGATGACAATACTGTCGGTTTGGCAACAGGCAATGACGCTGTAGTCATCGGGATTATTACTAAAATTGAATCGACTACATCGGTTCGAGTTAAATTACGATAGAAAGGAATAGAAAATGAGTTTGAATCCTACACAGCTCGGTCGCGCGGACCTGTACGTCAAGACAATTTTCCGCAAAGCAATGAGCGAAGAGTCGAACGACATAGCTAAAGATTTGTATACCATTACTCCAAACAAATCTGGTTTTGCGCGGATTTTGAACCTAACCGCCGTACCAGGCATGAGGCGTTGGGAGAGTGAGCGTCGACCAGGCACGTTCTCGTTCAACGTGGAGATGCAGAAAATTGGTAAATGGGAGCAGTCTGTTGCCGTTGACGGTGCAGATATCGAAGACGACGAGCTTGGCATTTACAAATCAGGTATTGAAGAAATGGCTCTCGAAAACAAGTTGATGTACTCAGCCTTGGCTATCGAGGCTATCAACAAGGGCTTCGTCACGAAGTCTGGCGATGGACACAACTTCTTCTCTACTGAGCACGGCAACCTACAAACTGGCGACCTGACAGCTGCTAATTACGAAGCTGCTCGCCTGAAAGTCCAGACTCAGAAAGCTGAAAACGGCAAATCGTTTGGCTATCTCGTCGACACTTTGATCGTTGGACCAAACATGGAAAGCAAGGCGCGTGCTGTCGTCGAGAAAGAGAATCTTGCTGGCGGGGAAAGTAACACTAACTACCACACCGCAAAGATTTTGGTTATTCCGCAAATTACAGATAATAGCTGGTATGTTGCCTGCCTGAGTCGAAAGGTTAAGCCAGTTGAAGTGTGTGAACGCCGCCCAATTGGAAAGCTGCGCCAAATCCTGAAAGATCGCCAGGAAGACCAGGACGTCTACACTTGGGGTACTGACGGTCGCTTTGACGCTGCGTATGCAAATTATCGATTAATTGCCGGTTCGGTGGGTTCTTAGGAGGAAGTCATGGAAGATCAGCCAAAATCTGAAAACAAGAAAGCTCCAGAGCAGACCAGCCAGCCAAAACCTGAAAACAAGAAAGCTGAAAAAGCCTTCTGGGTTGATGGATTTGGCGTAACAATGGCTAAATCGCAAGAGGCAGCTGAGAAGAAAGTTAAAAACATTCTTTCTGAGCAAAGCGAATAGCTTTCTGACACGGCGGCGGATAGGAGTATTTCCGCCGCCAGAATGAGAAAGGTATAAATTACAGATGACAGCGTATTACACAACACTACAAGACATACTCGAGGAGGCGGGGCTGCATCACGTTGAAAATGGCGTAGCTTTGAATGGTGTCGTTGATGGAATTAATACAACGTTTACAACCGACCGCAAGCCTATCACCGATCGTAATTTCGACGATACTGTCACAGTCGATGATTTTATTGTGTTCGTTGATGGCGTGCCTGTTAAGACCGTCAGCGTAAATGAAGCGTTTGGCGTGATTGAGCTAGAAAAGGCACCAAAGAATGATTCGGTAGTGACAATTGACTATTCATACGCTTCTGTGCCGCTACGCGTGGTTGAACTGGCTCGCAAGGCGGCAATGGCTTGGATTGATAAGAGTATGGAGGGAGTTGATCCCTGCGCGCCGTACGGCAAGTATGGCCGCGAGATACCAGGCAGGGTGGTGGAGCTGTGTACTAACTATGCAGCCGCTCGATTGCTGATCCGTGAATACGGCTTTAACCAGGACATTGAGGGCACGAGCAAAGATGGCTATAAGCGGCTAGAGGTAGTAAAACAGGATATGCAAGAGTTTGTGAAATCTGGTGGTGTTTGCGGCGCCGGCAGTGATGATTTGAGTGCTGGACTTGGCGCTGTTGGTGTACGGTGTGATGGTGATTTATTCGGCGATTTTCCGGATAGGCGACGTCGGCACAATGACGACTGCTATGAGCGCGAGGATTAAGCGATGGGCTTGCAGCTAGTATTCTCTGTCGAGGGGCGCAAAGAAGTTTTGCGGGATTTAGATACGCGTGGGCGTAAAGCTAAAAACCTGCAGGCGCCGCTCAAAGAGTCCACAGATTACATGATGAAAGTCATCGACCAAAACTTTGGTTCGCACGGTGGTGTGTGGGGTAAGTGGAAGCGACGCAAAAAAGCTTATCCGTGGCGGATGCTCGAGAAAACTGGCGCAATGCGGCGTGGTTTTCGCAGCAGGATATACACGAAAAAAGCAGAAATATCTAACTTGCGCCCATATTTTAAGTATCATCAGTCGCGCCAGCCACGTAAATATCTGCCGCGCCGTGTGATGATGGCGATTGAAGAGCAGCAAGCTAGAGAAATAACGCGCATATTTCAGCGCCACATAATGTAATAGGAGAAGACTATGACTAAATATGTTGACCCAATACTTAAGCAAATAAAGGACATCTTGGAGAAAGACGGCCCAGCAATTCTGCGTGGTCGGTACGGTTATGGCGACCCTGTCGTCATAAATAAAAGCCAGTTGACGCGACCACTAGCATTCCTCAGCTTTGACAACGACTACGAAATTCATGATTCAGCCGGCGGCGAAGTCGAGAGTAATATGGCGATCGTTTTGTGTGTGGTCGTGGATATGACCAAGGATTTCAATCAAGGAACAGATGCACGCAGTCATCTTGAACTAGTGGAATTAGTGGCGGCACGGCACGATGATATGACGCTACGAAAGGGTAGTATTATCGGCGCGCTAAGAGCTAATCAAGATCCAGGCGATCGTGTGTGGATTGATGCCGGTGAGGAAACAACAGTTGAGTTTGACGCGACACCACGCGACAAGGGATTGTTCACCGCTGAAGCTATCGTGCGATTCAAAGTGAAGCATGCTCAGTTCCGCCCAGACTTATTATCGTGATTGTGGTATAATTAGGATAACAAATTGCGGTCTCCGAAGGTCGCAATTTTCTTTTTTTGCCTCTTTATAGGAGGCGCTTTTTTGTTACCTAGGTAATAATAAAAGGAGTAAGAAATGCCAACATTTTCAGGACGAAAAGTCGCCGTCGGCATTGGGCTGGAAGACCCGAACGACAAAGGCAAGGCGGTAGCGCCGACGTATGGAGCACCGCACTTAGATATTAGCTTTAAGGATTCGCCAACCAGTAAAATGAATGAATCGGCACTCGGCACGATCATTAAGAATAATGGTAAGACCGACGTGCTGGTAGAGGGCGACGGCTCGATATCAACAAAGCTGTGGGTTAAGGGGCTGTACTACTGGCTGGCGCTAGCATTTGGACAGAAACCAACCACCACTGGCGTCCAGGGCGATACTACCGCCAAAGAGCATCTATTCACGCTGAGGGATGACAACAACCATATCTCAGCGACTATGACGATCAAGGAGCCAAACCTATCGGCGCAATTTGCCTACGCTATGGCAGATTCTGTAACGTTTACGTGGACACCTGACGACTTTCCGAAGGTAGAGGTAGCGTTTAAGTCGCATAAGAGCAAGGAAACCAGTGGTGGCAACGTGATATACACCATCGATGACACTGAATTCCTACCAAAGCACGCGATGTTTAAGATTGCTGACGATTTGGCAGGACTTGATGCGGCACCTGAGGCAAAAGACATCAAGAGCCTGACGCTAACCATTACCAAAAACTTGCAACCACAACAGACTATGGATTCCAAGGATACTTACGGCGAGATTTTGAACGGCGAGTTTGAGGTCTCTGTATCCATCGAGAAGCTATATCGCGACAAAACCTACCGTGCGATGAGCTATAATGACGAGCGTAAGGCTTTGCGACTATCATTCGTTGACGACAAGAACAAAGCCGGCACAAAAACCAATACCAGCCTGACGTTCGATATCGCCGTGGCGGCATTTAGCGGTTACGAGCCAAGCTATGGCGTGAGCGACATTGCAACAGAGAAAATTGATGCGGTTATGTTACTCAACACGGCCGATTTCAATAAGTCGATTACTGCTAAGTTGGTGAATAAATATACCTATTAATCATCTCGCACACCCGAAAAAGCCCGCAATCGCGCGGGCTTTTTATTTAGCGGTGGCGACTCTCGCAAGCTATGCCATCACCATCTCTATCTAGGTTTGGAGAATAGCCTGGTTCACCCTGACGCATGTTGCTGTATCCTGCAGCACGCGCCTCTTTGCAGCTGCTGAAACTTACATCACCACCAGGTTGAGTCTGTTGCGGAGCGGGAGCAGCGGGTACGGCTGGTTGTGCTACTGATTTTTCTGTATCGCCAGAGCAGGTAGTCGGCGACCACAAGCCCTTGTTTTCCTCTCGCGCTAGTCGCTGAGCTTCGCGAAATTGTGACTGCCACCTGTGTGGGTTTGAATTATAAGTATATTCATGACCATAGCCTTCACGAATCATTACGTACGCAATATTTGTTCCGTCCTCCAGGTAAATATAAAACAGATCACGACCGTACTTATCTTTGCTACTTTGGGTAGGATCGGCAACTAGATAAACCGTTTTACCAGACACCAGATCCTTCATTTTTTGAGAAGCTTCCGCACCAAAACATTGAACGGGTTTGCGCGGGTGTTTTGTTTCTGGTGTGTCAATGCCGACAAGGCGTATTTTGTTGTGTTTAGACGTACGAATAGTGTCGCCATCTATTACCTCTGTTACAGTGTCTTTCTCGCCTTGCTTGAAATTGACATCTTGAGCTAGCTTATCATCGAGCTTTGGCGTCTCTGGCTTTTTTTCTGGCTGTTTTTGTTGTGGCTGTTCGTTTTTAGTTTGCTGAGTGTTGGAGGATTGCTTTTCTGCCTTACGAACCTGCGATAGCATAGGCGACCCTATGCTAAATAAAGCAATTATGAAACATATTGCCACAATACGAGAAATGGCGGCTACTTTTTTCCATTTAAAAATTACCACCCCCAGCAATATAATACTAGTAATTATGAGGGTTGTTGCTACTGATTCCTTTAATCCGCTTGGAAGCCAGCATAAGAATATTATTGCTATTACTATGATGAACCAATTGGGGAGGAGCTTGCGCCAATCGGGCTTATCGTTTGTTTTTTTATCCAAAGATCGTATCGCTTTCATATTATGAATTATAGATGCAATCTGGTATAATACAAGTAATAAGTTGCGATCACTTCGGTCGCAATTTTTCTTTTTTGCCACAAGGTGGTCGCTTTAATGAGCAAAGGAGCGACACGATGTTTCCAACGAAAAAAATCAAGCTGGCCAATGACGGCGAAGCAGTAATTAGAGCCACTTTAACCAACCGCGACCGGATTCATATTTCTGGCGCAGGTGACAAAGAGAATATTATCTTGACCGGCGTCAGGATTCTTCTCATGGAATACAACGGTAAAACAGGCAAGGAGGCTATTGATTCTTTCCTTGAGTCTACAAATGGGAAGGATTTTGAGGCAGTCTTTGATGTCGTCTCAGAGACTATCAACGGAATATCAGATTCCCCAAAAGGAGAATAGCGCTTGCGCAGGATTATGAGCGAGCGTATCGAATAAAGTCTGTAATTCCAAAGCCGATAGTTATCGCAGGAATACTCAAGGACTATGGCTGGACTTATGACGAATATTTGGATACGCCCGAGTGGATTATAGAGGCGATCATGGCGAAGCGGGTTGTTGAAGACAAAATGGAGGCTGAGTCCTACGATAAATTATCGAAAGGGTGTAGTTAGTTATGTCCAGTAATGAGCTCACCCTAACGATTAAGGGCAACAGTTCACAGCTGATTGCGGCTCTGAATAAGGCTGGCGCGGCTGTTGATGGCTTTGCTAATAAGTCTAGCAACTCTGGCAACAAATCTAAAAATGCATTCAGCGGCTTGAGCGGTGCAGTTTCGGTCGCGGCTGGTAATTTAATTTCTGCTGGCATTCATAAATCCTTCGATATGATCAGCAATTCCGTTGATGATGCTATCCGTCGCGTGGACATTTTGAATAACTTTCCTAAAGTGATGAGTAACCTCGGCATATCTGCCGATGCGTCAAAAAAGGCAATCACGCAAATGTCCGAGTCTCTAAAAGGGTTGCCGACGTCACTAGATAGTGCAGCCGCTTCGGTTCAACGTCTGACATCGAAGAATGGTGACGTTGGCAAATCTACTGAAATGTTTCTGGCGCTCAACAATGCTATTCTAGCCGGTGGCGCGCCAATGGATATCCAGGCTACGGCGATTGAGCAGATCTCACAGGCATATGCTAAAGGCAAGCCAGATATGATAGAGTGGCGCGCATTACAGAGTGCTATGCCAGCACAGCTGAAGCAAATTGCTCAGGCGTTCTTCCAAAACGGCTCAGCTTTAGATGTATACCTCAAAAAGGCGCAGGAATATGCTAAGAAAAATCCAATGTCGTCAACTGGCAAGGAGCTTCTGGAGCAGTTGGCTGCGGTTAAAGATGGTACTGGAGACATGACAACGGCTTTAGGCACAGCCATGCGCACTGGTATCATATCGATGGACGATTTTATGGACACGATTACTAAGCTGAATAAGGAAGGTGCTAATGGGTTTCAGAGTTTTGAAAAACAGGCGCGCAATAGTACAGGCGGCATCCAAACAGCGATAGAAAACTCTAAAACTGCGGTGGTACGTGGCATCGGGAAGATTATTGAGGCTTTTGGAAGCGGCAACCTAGCTGAAACTGTTAGCGGTTTAGGATCTGGGTTTGAGAAAGCTCTCGCCTCAGTGGCCGGGCTAATAAAATTCGTGAAAGATAATAGTACGGTGTTCACAGTAATAGCAGTTGGGGTTGCGGTATTCACTGGCGCAGTAGTCGCATACAATACCGCTGTATGGCTAGCTAGTGCAGCCTCTAAAGCCTGGGCTGTTGCAACACAAACGGCAACTGCCGCGCAATGGTTATTTAATGCTGCCTTGAGCGCTAATCCATTGGCTCTATTGGCCGTATCTCTTGCAGCAGTTGTAGCTGGGATGGTTTGGTTTTTTACTCAGACAGAGACAGGTAAGAATATCTGGAATGGGTTCGTGGAATTCTTATCATCAACAATTACATCAATTGGGCAATGGTTTCAAGGGCTCTGGAATGGCATCGTAAACACTTTTAGTGGTGCTGCTGGCTGGTTCGGTAGTATATTTCAAGGTGCATGGAACGCAATCACTGGCGTGTTTGGAAGACTTGGCGGGTTTTTTGGTGGCATCTGGAATAGTATTACTGGTATGTTTTGGCAGCTTGGTAGTTTTGTTGGCAATGCTATCAGTGGAGCAGTTAGAGGTGCCGTCAATGGTGCATTGAGCATGGTAGAAAATATGGCGAATGGATTTATTCGCACAATTAATAATGCAATCGGAATTATTAATAAAATTCCAGGCGTTCATATTAGTAACATCGGCATGCTTCACGTTCCACGACTAGCGACCGGCGGTATCGTGCCGCCAACTAACGGCGGCTCGATTATCTACGCTGGCGATGGCGGACAGAATGAATGGGTCGTGCCAGAAAGCAAAATGGCGAGCCTGGTTGAACAGATTAATAGACGACGCAGTGGTGACGGTGGTATGACAAAACATATAACCGTAAATAACACCTACAACGTGCGTGACAAGGTCGACGCGCAGATGGTAGCGAGCGATTTAGGATATTTATTGAGTCAGGCGTAGGAGGCGATTATGTGGCAAGTATTCTTGAACGATTTTCAGATAAACGATCAGCTCATCGGCATGCACCTGGATGAGCCGATTGAGGGCTTGGCGGGGTTGCCTGCAATTCGTACGTCGCAGGGGACTAACTTAGGACGAAATGGCGGCTGGACAACAAAACAGCTGTATGAGGCGCGATTTATTTCGTTTAGCGGGCGGATTTTCGGCAGGACGGTACGTGAAACTGAGGAGCGGCGGCGTGAGTTTGCCACGATTTTAGCAAAGCTGGTGAAAGATAAGGGAACACTTCGCGTGATTACGCCTGGCGGACAAGTTTACTCGACAGAAGTAGTGTTAATTGGTGTAGAGATGCCGATTGAAAAGTTACTAAATCTGGTGAAGTGGAAAATCAACCTGAAAGCAGACGATCCATTACTGTACGATAACGGCGATGGTGAATTGCTGGCAACTATTCGCAAGACGCGCCAGGGCGGGTTCACGATACCATTCACGCTACCGCTGTATATCAGTCCAGATGAGCAGCCAGCAACAATCAATAATTCTGGGAACGAGACAATACTGCCAAATATAATCATCCATACCAAAGCCACTAATCCAAAGCTAATAAATCGTACGACAAATCAAGTGATGGAGCTTATTTTGACGGTTGGAGCGGGCGGTAAATTGGAAATTGATATGAAAAACAAGACGATTTTGTTGGATGGAATGAATGTGTATGATTCGCAGGCTGCTGGCTCAAGCTTCTGGGGATTGGTGCCCGGCGACAACATGATCGAGCTGCAAACTGACGAGCAAGACGAGCAGACAGAAGCAGAGCTGCGATTTAGGAGCGGATACATAGGGATTTGAGCCATGGCGAAGTATAAGATTGAGGTTTATAGCAAGAATGGAAAATGCCTCGGCGACATTCGCCATTTGGCACAGAGGCTAAAATGGACTGAGCAGCGCAACGCCGCCGAGACGGTTAGTTTTCGGATGGATTTGGCGCGATACGAGGAATACGTCAAAAAAACTGGCATGCGGCCGTATGACTTTATGGACGCAGGCACGACAGACATTAGAGTTGTGCGCGACAGCAAGGATAGAGTCGGCGCACACCTGATTAAAGCGGCATTTTCGCCGAATGACCCATCAGTTGATATTGAGCTGAGCTTTACTGGCTACCTCAACTATTTCAAGGACGCTTATGTGGACGCTGATTATGACAAAACTAGACAAGGCGATATCGCTTGGGGTGTAATAAATCAGTACCAAGGAAAGCAGGACGGAGATTTCGGTATTCGGCGCGGTAGGTTTACATCACTCGGCAAAAACCCGCGTCAGCGCCATCAGAAGCGGGCAAATGTGAAAGACTTTCTGGTGCGGCTGAGTAATGTCATTGACGGCCCAGATTTTCAGTTTACGCCTGATAAAAAGTTCAACACGTTTGACGCTATGGGAAGCTATCGTCCAGATATTCGATTGAGCTACCCAGGCAATGTAGCTAGCTTTGGATTTGAGCGAAGTGTAGATAGCCTGGCTAATTATGTGATTGGTATTGGTAGCGGTAACGGTGACGATGCACCGAGTACATACGCTACCGATCCATATTCGCGCAAGGCGCTGTATCGTCGTGAGAAAATTGTAACGTTTAGCTCGGTCGTTCGTGAGACGACTTTGCAAGAGAATACAAATGGCGTATTGGAACTGCTAAAAGACGTGCGCGAGCTGCCGAGCTTTACACTATCTGACGGCGTGCTTGATTTGAATGACGTGGGCCTCGGCGACACAATATATATTGAGATGAATGGCTATATCATGTTCGAACACATCCGTGGATTCTACCGTATTGAAAAAATTGAGGTTGACGTGGATGAAAATGATGCCGAAGAGGTAACTCTGACCTTTGATAATTTAAGCGTGGATGACATCATCGCGCAGCAGGAAGAAAATGAGTAGGCTAACTGAGCTGGAAGAACAAACCGCCATTGGCTTACTGGCGCGTTTACGTGCGCAGCAAGCTGAGATGAAAGTAACTCCGCAGCTGACGAGCGTAAAGTCGGGTATTCAAACATACCAGGTGCCTGAGAATAATTTGTGGGATGAGTTTGACTTTGTGCAGGTTGTCAATGGTGTGGAACAGGTGACGCGAACGCGGGTGGCGGAGTTGCCGGGAACTGGCAGTTTACAGGCCCCTAAGATGCTGGAGGTTACGACGATATACGCGCCGAAATATCAGGATTCGCCGGTAGCATATCCGTATCTAGTGTTATCGCTTGGTGGTCAAGATTGGCAGCCAAGATATTCGCCGTCGTTTGGACTGGGCTTTGGAGTACCTAACGATGGCAGTAGCAACTCGATATACTCAGCGCAGTATTTGTTGGATCAGACGGACTATTCCGCTAAAAAGATCATATTGACATATCTAACGAACGCGCATTACGCGACAGCGAGCAGCGACGACGTAAAGTTGCGCGTGCGCTTCCGCTTGCGTAGTACTGATAGGGGCAAAACATCAGTGAGGGTGAAATTATATGGCTAAAAGCAGATTAAGCATGAATGACTATATTGCAGAAATAAAGGCATTGGAGCGAGAGCTGAATGACGAGAAGACGCCGCAGTTTGTCGGCTCAGAGCAGATTGTGATGAAACTGTCTGAGACAAATAGCCGCTGGGATATATCAATCACACCATACAGACCAGGTCAAGCATTGAGTGATGATGGATGGAATGTCTGCATTGTTACCGCTAGAGCCTTGAACTCTGGTAACTTGGTGGCGAGCTTGGCGGTAGAAGCTAGTGTGGATTGGGCACTTGAAGAAATGATCGATGTTCCATTGCCATCAAGCCAATCTAGCGTGAAAAAGTGGTTCATACCAGTTTTCGGACTAAAGACACAGCCAATACAGCTCAAGTTTCAGGTAATTGCAAATGACAATTGTTCAATTAACTTCGAGGAGTGGACGCCATGGTAGTAAATCGAGTTGATTCACAACCGAACTTGTTACGTGAACTGAAAAATTTGGAGCGCTGGCAGCGCGAGAAGAAGGAGCTGCAGATTGTCGGAGCGGATGCCGTCAGGACGTTTTTGATAAAAACAGGAAATACGTGGGACTGCGACGAAACATTGCCGCTATCTCCTGATTTGACACGTCAGAGAGAATTCATAGTAACATTTTGCCCAAATAATAAGGCCGCAGGATTGGATTTACATGTAAAAAGCGAACTGGCTGGAGCCCCGAATGCTAAGCCGCGAATAACATCTGTACGCCGACGCGTGACAGACATAAAATCGCAGCGATGGCGTGTACGAGTTAAGTATTACGGAGACCAAGCCGTGAGGGTTAAGTTTTTCGTTTCAGCAACAGGCAAAGGGACTCTGACTGTGGTATAATGTAGGTAATAAATTGCGACCGCTTGGTGGCAATTTTTTTAGCCTTTCCTGGCGGCGCGCGGAAAGGATTTGAAATATGACAAGACGAGTTTTCAACTACGGCGGCGGGATGCATAGCCCGGCAGCTCTGACACAGTTTTTGCGAGATACGCTTGACGGTGAGGTGGCGAATGGCATGGAGGTGGTGGCTAGTAGCGGCATGAATATCACCGTTAAAGCGGGGACAGCTTCGGTCGGAAAAGACCCATCATATGATATCAATATCGCAGGGACTGAGACGGTCAATATAGGTGCAGCGTCGCCATCGAACCCAACAAACACATTAATCGTAGCTTATGTTGACCGCGATGTTGCCGGCAGTACAGCTGTAACAGATAACACCAATGATGTATTTAAGCTAAAAGCAGTTTCTGGCGCAGCAGCCGCTACACCATCTGATCCAACAACATCAGCGATTCAGGCGGCAATTGGCGCAGCAAATCCATTCATCATCCTGGCAAGAGTTCGAAAGCAGGCTGGTGCTACGTCTGTAGCCGAGGGTGATATTACTGACTTGCGCAAGATGATAACATTGAGAGATGGCAGAATTAATAAGCCAGAGATTATATCCAATGGTACGATAGTTTCAAAGCATATTAAAGATGATATAATCCTACCACAAAATCTGTCACCGTCTGCTCGTGGCGACCGCAGCACGTCAGAAGTCGACACCGGCATGAAGTGGATTGACGGCCGTACAATTTACCAGAAGACATTTGAGATGGGCGGACTAAAAGTTGCTGGTAAAACGACGAAACCACATGGCATTAAAAAATTAGATATGGTTATTAATATCCGTGGTATTGCGAAAGAAGACAGTATTGGCGCAACTATCAACTTACCGCACGCTGCCGACCAGCAAGCTTATGCAGTGACAGTTTACGCCGATAATAATAACATCAATATCCAAACATACGCAGATCAATCTGGCTATAAGACCTCATTTGTGACAATTCAGTACGTTAAGAAGTCTTAGACAACGCCAATTGCCATCCATGAAATCCCATGCCAAGCCCCACCGAGAATACTAGAGGTAGAGACTTGTATGTTCGCTCCAGTATTAGTGATGACGCCAGTTTCTAAATTAATGCCTGCACCAACCACTGAACTAAAATCCCCCAAGGCAGTAGCTTTCGGGGAATTTTTATATCCAATTAGTGATGGCATTAAAGAAAATACCTGCTTGAATGGCTTTGAAAAAGTGATAGGCACTGTTTGCTGTTTAGTATTTCTCCCATAAAATTGAATCCAGCCGGCTTGAATAGCTAACGTTCCATAGACCCCTTGTGCAACGCCATCTGTGCTAAAAGTTAGTAGTGTTGACTGAGCTAAGTATCGTGGCGTGGTTTGTACAGAACTATAGAAAATGGATATTGATTGTGCTAAAATATAGGCAGAAATGCGAGCAAGCATGCGAGGGTTTATTGAGGTGTTTTACCTCGCATGTTTGTTCGGATTTTTAAATTAACTTGTGTTATAATATAGGCATAGGAAATTGCGATCACAAAATGTGGTCGCTTTTTTATTGGAAAAAATTATGAGCAACACAGACGTATCAGCAAAAGAATTTGGCGCATTACAGGCTAAGGTAGAGTACATTAAGGACGGCGTTGATAGGCATACAGCAGCGCTTGAGCGAATAGAGAATATATTGAGTGGTAATATTTCGCGAGCTGAGCTTGAACAGTATAAAAAAGAGCTTACGGATGAGATGGAGCAGAAATACCTGCCGCGCAGCGATGTGGAGAGTCTGCTGAACTTTTGGCGGCTTATCACCAGCGGCTTGGCGAAGATATTTGCAGTGGCACTGGTGGCGTTCGCCGTGTATCTGACGGGTGTAATGGTCAAGCAAAGCCAAACGGTGACGACATTGAAAGAGGATATACAACACCTGGAGGCGAAACGATGATCACTCTACCAATATCCCTCATCACAATCTCGCTCATTCTCTACCTGATTTTTCGAAGCAATAATAATAACCAAGGAGGTTTAAGGTGAAACTAGAAAAGAAAACTACACGGCAGCTGTCAATCGCGGTTGGCTTGCTGTCATTCGGCGCATTCGTCGTGCAGGGGCTAGGCGACATTTGGGGCTTCGCTGCTGTCGCCAAACAACTGACGGCAACAGCTCTGTTGGTTGCTGGTGGTGTGAACGTTTACTTCTTAGGTGTTACTGACCAGAAGAACACCCAAGACAAGAAGCAGACAAAAGAAGCTGATAAAATGGAGGCTTAATCATGAAGAAGTTAGCTTCCAAATTAAAAGAAATCGTTATCAATCGACTGGGCGTTTTAGTGGTAGCAAGCGTCATCATCGTGTCGTCTGTGTTTTTAATCATAGGCAAGCAAACTGAGGACGGTAGTATCACTCTTGACGGTTCAAAAGCCAAGTATTCTAAAGCAACTGAGAAAGCTTTGTGCGAGCTAGCCAAGAAACGTGAGACGGCGATTGCTGGCATTATGGGTCTAGATGTACCGCAGGATTCCGGCTCGGGCTGTGAAGCACCCGACAAAGAGCTAGCACAGATGGGCTCAGGTGTTTATTACAAGACCGACCTATCAAGTCCTGCTGCTTTCGTAAACGCCATGAATGGTCGCGGGTTTAATGAGGGCTACGGACTACAGTGCGTGGCAGGATTTAAGCAGTTTATGTTCAGTCTCTCAGGACGCGTCGTAGCGACTAGAACAGGCGGTGCGAGTGGATATGCAAATCAAGTTGACGAAATCCAAGCGCTTGGATTTACGTGGCACGGCGGGCAGGCTGGTATGAAAGATGGCGACTGGGCAATCTTCGGAGGTGGGACGTATGGACACGTTGCAATGTATTACCAAGGCAAGTTCTTCGGGCAGAACCAAGGCAGTGGCAATATCTATGTTGGTAATGCGTTTAATTTGATGGACTTAGGCGGCTACCGCAACTCGATTATCGGCTACTATCGTCCAAATATCTGGGCTAATGGCAACACGGCTGGCACGTCAGTAGCTCCAGCAGCTAGTTCAAAAGCAGTGAATGACCAAGTGGTTGCAGATGTATTAAGGGGTGTGTACAGTAGCGGCAATGACCGCGTAGCACGGTTGCAAGCCGCTGGCTACAATCCAGCTGAAGTTCAGGCAGCGGTGAATGCCCGCGTAGCAACGCAAGTACCACGAGTTAGCGCGCCAGCTTCGACAGGCTACGTTCAGCGAAGCACTGGCGGTTATGTCGTGCGTCGCGGCGATACGCTCGGCGACATCGCGTTGAGGAATGGCTGGCATGGCACGAGTGGATTGTTTGGTAATTCTGGCTATACCCAGCGGCTAGCTGAACGAAATGGGATTGCTAACCGCGGGTTGATCTATCCGGGACAAAAAATACAGCCGTAGCTGAACCGTTCGGGATTTCCGAACAACTGAAACCGCCTCGAAAGCTCGGAGGCGGTTTTTGATTGACTAGACGTCCGCAATTTGCTATATTAATAGAGAACAACAATCGAGCAAGGGAGACCTCAGTAAAACAGTAATGTTTTTTGCTGGGGTTTTCTCTTTTTGACCTCAAACTTATATCAAAAATAAGTGAGGGTAATATGTTCGTTGTAGATAATAAACGAATTACTACGATGCGTAAACACCTCGGCAAAGCGTCAGAGCTAATCAAAGATGACGCTTATTTGCCAATGTTTCGTAATCGACAAAAGAAATATAGACAAGAGTTCGACGAATCAGTTGAAGTAGCTAAGAAAAAATGTGATCCAGCGCGATATCTGGCATCAATTTGGTCGACGAAAAATCTGGAGCAGACACTACTGTGGATGCGTAGCCGAATCGCTAGAGCGGTCAACGAGCTGGCTCGGCGACGACAAGAGAAAAAGATAAGGAAGATGGAGAAAAAAGCTAGACGAGAAACGAATTATAGTGGTAGAACTAGGCTATCGCAAATGTATGGCGATATGGGTATTTACCTAAAGAGTTAACTTAGGTTGGAAAATTGGAGGGTAGCGCCCAGAGTAATTTTGCGGCGTGATTTTTGCATGTCTATAGCTAGATATTAGATAACAATAGTAATATTTGTAAAGCAAATAACGCTATCTAGTATGGGATGTGCTTATAATTTACCTAAAGAGTTAACTTAGGTTGGAAAATTGGAGGTATGATGGGTGATTTTTCAAAATAATTAACTAGAAACAGTCTATATAGACTTGGAATAAATATTCCAATGATTATAGAGAATCTATATAGACGTGATGGGAGATTTAGGAGTTTTATAATGAAAACTAAACGAACACCAGCAGAGAATCAGTTGCGGGCATATTTAAAATGGTGCGTAAATGTGAAGCAGTTGGCACCTTCAACTATGGCAACAAAGCGCAGCGTGTTAGGTAACTTTATTATTCAAACGGGTATTGAAGATATGTCGGAATTAACTAACAAAAAGCTTGACAGGTGGATTGAGAAAAAGGCATTGGGGCAACTCGGTGTAAGGTGCAACTCAACAACGATACGCACCAGCGTCGCTACGATTGTGGCATGGATAGTTTGGTTGCGCGACATGAACTACCCTATAAGGATTAAAATAAGAATGATAGTAAAACCGAAGCCTGCGCCATGTCGCCGAAAATGGTATACATCTGAGCAAATCGCAATGGTTTTGAATGAGTGCGACGATCTACTCACCGAGGTGATGATCCGCGTGCTGTTTGACACGGGAATGCGAGCACGAGAGTTTGCGAATTTGCGGTTGAGCGACGTGAACGACCGCACGATTTATACGGTGGGCAAGGGAAATAAGGATGGCTGGGTTTATATATCCGACACGACTCGTGAGCGATTAGATGAGTGGGTCAGGACAGCTGGCGTGATAGATTATATATGGATCAAGACCACGCGGCGCAAGTATTTCGAGCCACTAACGGTCGACGGAATTCGCAAAAAAATACAACGGCAATTTTGCATGGTGGGTCTGGAAGGGGTTCAACTGCACGAACTGCGCCATAGCTTTGCGACTGACGTGCGCAAGCGCGGCGCCGATGTCGATGTAGTACAGAAGTTACTGCGGCATTCAAGCCTGCAGGTAACACAGCGCTATCTACATAATCTTGACGGCGATATGTGCGAGGTCTGGGACGAACTGAAGAACTATAAATTAGCGGCAAACGCTCATGCTGACACGGCGTGTATAAGGGGCGAGACCGTTCATATTTAGCCAGTGTATTGACAAAATGCTTTAGGTTTGCTAGAATGAAAATATCAAGGTAAGGACAGCAAGAATTGCTGACACCAACCTTTCACTTTAACAATCTGGAAAATTACGATTTACGAAGTAATTAACAGATTGTTTCTATAGTATAATAATAGTACGATGTTTTCGTTTTTTAATTCATTTTCTACATCTTTAAAGATAGCCTTGTTAGCGTGGCCTTTTGTAGCTTTGGCACTAACATTCCCGCTGTTAGTTGTGCAATATATGCGTTTAAGGCGATTGGTTTTTGGCAGGATTATTATGGTTTATTTAGTTATGCTATACGCGCTTGCTTTACTGGCATTTACATTATATCCAATGCCAGACAATCCAGTTCAATTCTGTTCTTATCACAATATCGTACCGCAAATTGAATGGCTTGAATCAATTATGGAATTTAGATATGAAGGTTTGCGCGCTGTTCTGCAAGTTATTATGAACGTAGTATTTTTTATGCCACTCGGGGTATTTATACGAATGATGTATAAATCTCGCTGGTATTTGGTTATTTTCCTTGGTTTGGCAATTTCACTAACGATAGAAACAGCTCAACTCACTGGCGGTTTTGGAATCTACCCTTGCAGTTATCGACTATTTGATGTTGATGATCTACTTCTAAATACCTGCGGCGGCTTAATAGGATATTGGCTAGGTTTTCTCATGCCAAACCTCAGTAATGTTGAACGTGGCTCTGCAATTACAACCCAACCTGGGCTAGTTAGACGGTTAGTAGCTTTTATGATTGATATTTTTTCTTCTTTAGCAATCATTACTATTATTGGCATATCTTTATATTTCTTATCACCTCAATTAGCAAAAGATCTTTCATATGAATCTTTAATTATTTTAACTATCCTAAATATATTAATACAACTTATCCTACCTCTAATATGCAAGGGACGCACAATAGGCGGCATGCTAACTGGGATCTCACTTGATGATATAAAGCGTACAAAATTACACAGACTAACATTTTATTTGGCGCGCCTAATTTATATAGGTTTATTTTTTTACGCTGATAAATTATTTGCACAGAGCGAGTTAGCAATATTAGTTAGCTTAGTATTGATTATTTTAACAATAATCACCTGGAAAAAGTATAAAAACCTCCCTTATAAACTTGTCGATATTTTTTGGAAAAATCACGAGAAATATATTATATAATTAGTTTATTAACTTAGATGTATAACATGAAATCACAAATTCTTTTAGTTGAAGACGAACCCGCTGTGCGTCAAGGCACCGAACAGTTCCTCCGCCAGCGCGGTTTTACGGTGCTGACGGCGGTGAGTGGCGAGGAGGCTTTGGAAAAATTCGCTGGGGCGGATGTGATTATTCTCGACATTATGCTGCCAGGTATGAGCGGCATTGAAGTATTGCATCAGATTCGCCAGACCAGCGACGTGCCGGTGCTGATGCTGACGGCTCTACATGATGAGCCAACGCAAGTTGCTAGTTTTGACGAGCTGGCGGATGACTATATGAGCAAGCCGTTTTCGCTGGTGCTTTTAGAGAAGCGGATCAAGGCGCTGCTGCGCCACCAGCAGTCTGTCAAAAAAACCTTGTGGCAGCGCGGCCTGGCCTCGGTGGATTTTGCGGCCTATCAGGGATTTTATGATGACAATGACGCACACCTCAAGCCCAAGGAAGTGCAGCTGCTCAAGCTGCTCGTCGATAATCCAAACATGGTCTGGAGCCGCCAGGCTATCATCGATAAGTTGTGGCGCGATGATGAGGTGCCGTTTGACCGAGTAATCGACGTTTATATTAAAAATCTGCGTAAGAAATTGCACCTGGATTGCATCATCACGGTGAAGGGAGTGGGCTACCGCTATGAAGAATCTTAAATTATTTCCCAAAACATTTTTGGTATCAATCGGCTTATTTGCGGCGTTGATTATCCTGGTGCATGCGCTGGTTTACACGCTGATGCCGCAATTTTATTTACAGCAAAAAGAGCGTGAGGCGGTGGACAATCTCACGGCGCTAACGACTGAACTACGCGGTAAATCGAATGAGGAAATGCGCCGTCTCAGCCAAGAGTTTGCCAGTATGAAAAATGTCAATATCACGCTGACGATTGACGGTCGCGACCAGTATTTTCAAGGTTTTCAGTTGATCAACATCGTGACCGATAGCGGTAAGTCGGTTGATACTAGCGTGGTAAAAATCGCTGACGGCCAAACGGTCGATCCGCGCTCGGTGATTTTACGGCAGGGGAGTGTGGCGAATAGCCAAGGCCAAACGATCGCCGTCAAGCTGCTGGCCGATGTGGCGCCCGTCACTCAGGCCAAGTTCGCCACCTTGCACGTATTGCCATATACCATGCTCGGTTCGCTGCTCGTGGCGCTGATGTTTTCCTACATCTACAGCCGTTTTGTGACGCGGCCGATTCGCCAGATGGCGGCGGTGACCACGACCATGCAACGGCTGGAAAAGGACGCACATTATCCAGTAAATAGCAGTGATGAGATCGGCGTGCTGGGGCGAAATATTAATGAGCTCTATCAAAATCTGTGGCAGACGATTCGCTCGCTGGAGCATGAGAATAAGCGGATTACTCAGCTGGAGAAAGAGAAAATCGCCTTCCTCCGTGCGGCTTCGCATGAGCTAAAAACGCCATTGGCGGCGCTACGGATCATGCTTGAAAATATGCAGCTGAATATCGGTGAGTATAAAAATCGCGATCAGTACCTGGCGGAGTCGGTGGCACAGGTTGACCGCTTGGCGGCGATGGTGAATGATGTCTTGCGTTCTGGTAGTGTCGCCGAGCAGGCTCTGCGTCAGGAAAAGCGACTGAGAATTGATAAGTTAATCGCCGAGGTGGTTGATGATTATACACTACTGGCAAAAACGCGCGGCATGACTTTCATGGTTAATACAGAGCCGACGACCATTCGTATTAACCGCGACATGATGCGCCACGTCATCTCGAACCTGGTGTCAAACGCGGTGCGTCACGGCGACGCGGGGAGCGTGATAACAATTACCTGCAACCAGCACGAACTAGCCATCGAAAACGCCTGCAAACCACTCACCAAACAACAACTCCAGCACGTTTTCGATCCGTTTTATCGTAGCTCTGACTCCACGAAGCAGCACGCTGATAGCAGCGGCATCGGCCTCTACACCGTGAAAATGCTGCTCGACGCCAAGGGCCTGAACTATGAGTTTATGCCTGTAGGGCGGGGTATGCGGTTTATAGTGAAATTATAAAGCTATATTATTTTATCAACTATTGTTAAGATACTTTTTATATTGTAAAATGATAAAGTTACAGCAACCGCTGTAACTTCGCTCCTTTACAGAAATAGGTGATACAAATGGCACGAGATGCCGAACTTGATCGCTTGAAAGTAGCGCAAGGTGCTGCGTTT